GCGCCGCCTGACGCGCCATCGGCGGCAGCGTGATGGCGCGCTGCTGCAGCCCCTGTAATGAAGCGGCCAGCAGATGACCGACCGGCGACACCAGCAGTCCCAGGCCAACCTGCGCGCACTGCATCAGTTGCATGACAGAAGCGCTCTCCACGATCACCCGGGGTACCAGCGCCGCCTCGCGAAAAGCCATATCAAGATAACGCCGGAAATAACGCGTCGGCTCCGCCAGGCAGAGCGGCTGTTGTGCCACTTCATCAAGCGTCAGCGCGGTTTCTCCCACCAGCTCAGGAAAATGGTCGGGATGGAATAGGGCTTCAACGCCCCGGTCTGCCAGCAACTCGGTCTGAAAATGGAGTTCACGCAGGGTTGCCATCTCGAAAAAACCGATCCCGACATCCACGGTGTGGCTGTTGAGCGCTTCCAGCAACTGGTCAGCACTCAGCACCGCAATGCGGTAGTCGAGCTGAGGATAACGCGCCTGCACCGCTTTCAGCAGCAGCGGCAGTGCCATGCTGCACTGCGGCACCACGCCAACCCGCAGCGTACCGTTCACCCCATGCTTCAGCGATTCCACTTCCAGCTTCAGCCCCTGATAGACCGAAACAATTTCCCGCGCCCACGCCAGCACACGGTCGCCCTCTGGGGTAAATCCGGCAAAGTTATTGCTGCGGTTAATCAGCGGCAGGCCCAGCTCGCGCTCCAGATTTTTCAGGCGCATAGAGAGGGTCGGCTGTGTAACAAAACTGGCTTCCGCGGCCCGCCCGAAATGGCGTTCACGCTCCAGGTTACATAAGTAAATTAGTTGTTTAATGTCTATATTCTTTTACCATCAATAACTTACGTATTTATATTTTAGCCTTATGATTTTTTATGTACTACTAAATGTACTAAATAAAATTTCACTACGGCTTTCACGTCGTTGTTAACATCATATTATGCCTGATGTGACTTCGGTTCAAATCGTCGGCCGTAGCGGTTCATAGACGGACACTACCTCGGCCGTGATTTTCCCCAGCACGATAATCCCGTCCATGCCCTCTCCGTCGATCGTCTCTCCGTCTGAAGTGATGATCCCTGTACTGAACAATTTTCCCAGTTGCGGGTATTCGCCTATCTGGAATGCGACCTTGTCGCCCGGTGCTGGCTTCAGTGATTTGTCCGCCAGCACGAACCCGTCAGGCGTCTCAATCAGGATCATGTTGTTGCGGTGAGGCATCAGTACATCGTTCAGGTCGATGCGTTGCTCGATATAATCGGACGCTGGTGATGGAAATCCCATAATTACCTCACATATCCCATGTTGCGTAACGACCAGGTCTTATTCTCGCTTTCCTCGGTAACGAGCTCGAAGAAGAAATTCTGGTAACGCCGAATCCACCGATTGCACTCTGCCAGCGTCCACACGTGATTAACGTCATCCAGACGCTTCTGGAATGCCGCCGTGGTGACAATCTGCCGCCCCCTGCCATCTGTTGTTATCGCTCCAGTGAACGCCGCGTGTACGTCACTCTCTCTAGCCATGATAAATCCCCCTCTGATAAATACTGTATGGATAAACAGTAATATCTATCGGTGGTTTTGATCAAGGCGGAGCGGGGACAGATTTGTAAAGGGGTTGATGGTGAAGGGTTTTTAGTTGGCGCTGGCCGTGGCGAGTGACTAATCTCAAATTACACCCGCAGCCCGCTGAGACTGGCGCGGTACACTCTGCCCCGTCGCCGGGGTTTTTTTAGATTAAACCGGCTGATTCTATATGCTTCCAGAAGCTGCGACAGTGCGAGTGCGCATTAGTACCTTTCTCAACTTTTCGAATGGTTTCTCTATTATAAAGTGCGCAAGGATTCCTGTAGCCAATGTCGCTGTGAATAATATTAGAAAGTTCATTACCCCAGAATACTCAACTGGCAGGGCGAGCATTACATAATTATATAGATAAATAGAAAAAGAGCATCTCCCAATAAAAGCCATTACAATATAAATAATATTTTTTCGATTGGAGTAACGTTCTTTTACGGAGGCATACGCAAGGGAAATAACGAAAAGGCAGGAGATAATTATTTCAAACACCCTTGCTCTGTTTTGATAAACTCCATACGGAGAAAAAATCAGAGTGACCATAAACGCGACAACGATCCATATAAGGCCATATTTTGACAGTGTTTTATAAATGCTCTCCCTATGAAAATAGCTAAGAACTCCAGCAATAAACAAGCAAAGGTAAGCTGGCAGACCAAAAATCAACACGACATCATTGCTTAGTATAGCAATACTTAATGCCAGAACAAACGTTGCACCAAGGGTCATGATCTGCTTGGATAGAGATGACAGTAGTGAGAAGAGAATAGGCAATAACAGGTAGAACTGCATTTCTGCGGCAAGAGTCCAGTAGACGCCAGAAACAGAGTACATCGTATCATTAAAGAAATTGTGCACAAAAAAGATATGAGTAAGTAAATCAAACTCTGCAACAGGCTTAAACACAACATTATATTTGGTTATTATTAAGTACCAGAATATCATTGATACATAATATGCCGGTGCTATCCTAAGAAATCTATTTAATACATACCTTAGATATGTTGTTTTTTGAAACCCGCCTGAGAACTTACCCTGAGTTGATGCCCCCATGCAGAAGCCGGATATAACGAAGAACATGCCAACCCCTACCCAGCCATTGCCAAATAAGTTTCCTAACGCAAATTCAGCATTGTCCGCCCCAGGCGCGCCAAAGGCGCGACCTAGGTGGAAAAATGTCACAAGAATTATTGATATTGCACGAAAGCCATCTATCGCATTGTTTCTCATTTTGCCTTCATTTCACTGCCAAATGCTAGCAAATATATCACGTAGACTTATGGGTTTCATCATGCACAGTTAAGAGGCGGGCTTGTCGGGCCAGTTAAGCTTATCTGTAGTGCCTGGGTTGATTCTACTCAGAATCACGCGATATTTCTTCCATAAAGGTAGCGCGATTGCCTCTTCTTCTGTCGCTATTTCTAAGTCTACGGCATCCTGAAGAATGGCGATCTTACTGCTAGCCTCCGACATTAACGCGTCTTTCTGACCTGCGTTATTAGTCATCATCTGCTGTTTCTGTAGCTGCAGTTCTTCTTTGGTTAGTTCTGGAGGCTTAAACTCACCATCAGAATAGGTATAACCAACCCCAACAGGCTGGCTCTCTGTAATTTCTATTGCAGTTATGCCTTCATCAAATGTCATCGGGGAGGCGTCGGGTCCATCCCATACAATGCAACTGATAACTTTACCGTCTTGAACAAGAGCAAATGTCATTATGCGTACTCCCAAATTATGATTAACCCTTGAGCTCCGATCCCTCCCGCTCGCGTACCTCCTGAAGCACCCGAGTTGCCTCCGCCGCCTCCGCAGCCATATCCTGTAGCTGGAAATCCGTCTCCCGTAGATGCCCTAGATGCCCCGCCATTGCCCGGATAAATTTTGCTGGAACCTCCGAATCCACCTAGCGCCACTGAGGCGGTGTAAACAATCCCGCTATTACCATTTGATCCAGCCGCATTAATGTCGCCGCCTGTTGCAGACCCGCCGAATGATCCTGCGATAACAGAAGCGACAGACGCCGTACCAACTGGCCCCCCACTCCCCCCGCCAGCATTTATTGTCAGAAATGTTGTCGAAGAACCATTACCTCCATTATTTCCGTTTGCAGCAGATCCACCACTACCAATAATGTAGCTCGCGCCTGCAAAGCCTGAAGTGAAAGTTGCCATCACATATCCACCAGATGCACCACCACTTCCAGAGGACTGTTGACCAGAAGTTGTAGCAACGCTACCACCTCCAGCTCCACCGCCGCCAATCGCTTCAACAATAATGGACTTGGTACCTATGCTCGGGCTATAGACACCAGAACTCGTGAGTATCTTTTTTCCCAAAAGGCTACCTGGAGCCACCCCTTGGGTGATATTTGTTCCATCGCCTTGCAAAATAGCATTAGAACCTGACGGAACTGCTACTCCACTTCCGCTTGGTGTCTTTAATGTGATTGAATATGCACCAGTCGTATTATTAACAACCTCCCATTTCTTAATCCAGGCAGGAACGACAACGTTAATATTGGCAGAAAGAGTGCCACTGAATATCAACCTATCTTTAGAGGCCTGAAGCGTTGTCAGTACCACGCTAGAGCCGGATAAACCGGTGATATTGGTTACGCCATAACAACTTTGTGGCACCCATCCAGTTAATGAAGATGTGGTATTTTCAGGATTTGTGTTATTGCCATCTACAGTGTTCAGCCAGAAACCATCAAGAGAGGAGTTTGGTATTCTCGCGCCTTTAGGATAGCCAGCAACTGCAGAGCTAAAATCTGTATTGAAGGAGTATCCGGCACCAGCCTGCGACCATCGTATAGCGGCAGTAATGTCGTTAAATACGCCATTAAAATCAGTTCCAAATGGCGGAATACCACCGGCTGCAAGCGGAGTTCTGGTTAGTGGTGGAAAGCCGTCGGTATAAGATGCCCTACCAGCTGTTATGCCAATTTGTGAATCGTTTGGGATATCCTGCTTTGAGCCCCCTGTTGCAAAGGGAATTGGGAGAAGTTTAGGCTGCGAGCTGTTCTGCATTTTGTATTCCTGAGTCGGGGAAAAAGGTGCCGCTTTCGAATGGCTGCATTTCAGCCTCGGCAAATCCAAAGGTGTTGTTGAAATCGAGCGACATGATGCTGACGCTGACGCCTGCAGGCTTAGCGATCGCATTTGAATTGAGCAGGATGGCCCACTCTACCGGGGTCAGGTTGAAGCCAAAGACGTAGCTCATGGACATAACGCCGGTAATGGCTACGAACGTGTCTCCCTGGTCGCCAAACAGGTAGTACAGAGCTTTGTTCAGCGATGGGATTGAGCAGTCGGTGATGTTCGCCATTGCCTTAGCCAGGATCAGCTTTCTGTATCCATCGTCAGCAAGAGTTACAGTTGACGTCAGCTGAAGCCCTTCAAAAAACGGCGCTTCATTGAATGGCTTTGGTGATTCGTCGCTGGCGCTGATAAACGATTCGTCAAAACCGAAGTATGTCGCCGCTTCACGAACGTTGAGCAGCCTAGAGACGCCAACTATTTTCCCCCACACATCCAGCCCATAACCGGTTGCCGTTGAAACATCCCATATGGATGTCAGGAATTCGTCGGTGAATTCCGTCATGTCCATTGAGGTATTGAATGTTTCAATCAGGCTTCGGATATTGGGGCTGGCGGCGTATTGCGTGAGGATCGTGTCTTTCACGTTTTTCATACAAGGCTCACTGAGATATCACTGGCGTCAAGGGAGGGTATCTGGTCAACGCCATATTCGACGGATGATGCGTAGTTAACGCCGTCCAGGCTGACGGTAACCGACAGCACGTTAACTGATGCAGTGTCGATATTGTTCAGCACAGAGTAATAGCCGCCGGCAAAAACCTTTGACGCGATACGCGCTTTAGGCACCAGGTCACTATTGCCATTGAAGGCGCTGATGATTGACGTGCGAACCTGATCGACAATGTCCGATGGAAGCGATTGTGAGTTCTCCAGTTGGACCATGAACCTGGTTCTGGTCTGTGTCGGAGTGTTCCACGTCATCGTGTACTTAGGGTTGATGTTCGTGCCGCGAGAGGTATCGGTGACCACTGCAGAAGTGTTACCCACCATCCCGCAGCCAGCCTGATTCTTCAGGTAGATAGCCTGAGCAATGTCCTGCGCGGCACCGCCATAAACGGCGATATAGACGCTGTGAGCAGGTACCGGATAATTGGTTGAGCCAATGCTTACCGTTGCTCCTGAGTGATTCGACCACACATAGGCGTCCACAACGCCAGCCACATCGAGCACCGCGGCATAAATTGACTCGGGCGTACCCTTCGCGTTGAGTGCGACAGACTGCCTGCGCCGGTACTCGAAATTAGCACGGGTCTCGACATCATTGCCCGGCACTCCAGCGGCTGCATTGGTGATGCCTGACCAGCCAGTAACCGCGCGATAGATGGTGTTCAGTGAACCTACCGGGCACGCTATGGCCCCGCTGGTCTGATTCTGGAATACGATATCAACAGCGCCAGAGGCGGGAATGGTTGCTTCTGCCAGCGAGGTGTAGATGTAACCCGCTTCATCCTGTGCTGTGCTTCCTGAAGGGATTACAGTGCCTACCAAACCAGTTGCTGTCGCGGTGACCGTGGTTCCCTGCGCCGCTATACGATCAATAAAGTAGATGCGTCCGATGGCGTCCTGAAAACGGCCAGCGGCATAATCCGGGTTGATGCCATTCACTATAGAAAGCAACTGGTCATTCTTATCTGCAATGATGGCAGTTTCGCTCATGGCGATCTGCCCTTGCGGCGTAGTCAGGCTCTTACTCATCCCGCCGCCCAGCGCGCTGTCTAAATCGCTGAGACGCCCGTCTAAAATATCCTTCTCATCAGGCACTGACAGGCCGATATCGGAGAACGTGGCCGCCGGCACCGATGTGGTAACGATTACTGTGTCTGCCATTTTGGCCTCAGAGATTGATGGTGCTTTGGTCGTAGTTGGTGTCGGTGATGGTCATGACGCCGGATGCGATTCGGTTCTGTTTGCCGATTAGAGTTGTGCAGGTTGCGGTCTGTACGTAGTCCAGCTTGAGCGCCTCAGACTGCATCTTGGTGTTGATGAGCTGTGTGCCCGGCCAGTGACCGAGAATGCGCTGGTAGTAAGGGATGCCGAGTGATGTGTCATACCAGGCTTCGCCGAGGAATGTCTTGCATGCGCAGGCCACATCCTGCGCGACAGCGTAGGGATTTGGCGTGGAAGCAAGGTTGCCAGAGCCGTCAAGAGTCAGGTCCCATGCGTCGGTATTTAGCAGGAGGGATTTGGTTATCATGCTTTCTCCGGGCGTAAAAAAACCCGCCGGAGCGGGTCATGTTATTAATTGCATGCTATTGCGACAGGTTGCAGATAGCATGTCTTATCAACTTGAGTATGAGGTGAATATGAAGCAGATTTTTATAATGGCTATTTCAGTTGCTATTTGTTCGTGCGCTGCACCGGTAACCACTGAAGTGAAAAAACCGTCACAATACGAATTAGATCGCGCGCGCACGGCTAAGATTGAGAAGTCAATGCAGGAAAGCCAGAGCAAATCTAATGATGAATACAAAGAAAAGGCCAAAAGCTCCGGGTGCAATTCCCACGCACTGGAGGCATCAAAGGCTTTCTTTGAAATGGCAAAGAGGTATTACGGAACTAACCCGGATATGATCACAGAGACACCAGAAGACTGGGCGAACATCGCAGCACAGTCATGCGTGTCAGGATTTGAGGCGGGATTAAGTGGACAGCCTCAATCGCTTCTGGATAATCATCTTTTCGAAATTCGGTATAACTTCACAAATCCTTTCCAGTATAAGGCTGTCGCTGAATCAATGTATTTGGGTTACGGAAGGGCTAAGCGTTCGGTTCGCCTGAATTAGACGTTCCACTCTGCACGCCCTTATGAGTATGCGTGGAAAGTTTAATGCCTTTACCAGTAACCTCACCAAGCGCCGTAATGTTGCCATTAAAGGTAAAATCACCAGCATAACTTCCGGCGCCCTGTGATACCGGCCCGTTAAGGATGATATTTGCCGAGCTCAAAGTCAGTGACGTGTCGGCGTTAACCTCAACCACAGGGGCGGTCATGGTCACTGCCAGTGGCGATACTATATCGATACCGTCATCCCTGAACCGTACATACTGGCTTGGCTCAGAATTAAGCACGCCTCCGAGATATAGAGCATCCGCATAATTATGAACTCGATTAGATCCGGGCAATGAAGGTTCTTTCGTCGCTTTTACTCCGCTGATATCCCTATCACATATGGCAAGCATGCCAATATCATCCTTAACCGGAGGCATAATTAATGCGCTTGCTCCACGCTGTAAACGCCAAACGGGGACGCCGTATATTTCGGTTTTAGGGATTACTTCTCCAGCACCGGTAAACCCTTCGACTAATGGCCTTACAGTTACCAGTTCACCGCCTTCAGATACGTCAGTTACCAATGCCAGGGTAATAAAAGCATTACTCATCAGCATCCGATGAAACAGAAATTCCTGCACATTGGCATCAGAAGTTGAATCCTGCGGGGTACTCGTGAACACATTCTGCATATCACTGCCTTATCTCGGTTAATTGCGCGAGAGCTCCACGACCAATCGTCGTCCATGGGCCGCCTTCCATCCAGGATGAAAGGTGATGAGTGGCGGCAACTAGCGTATATGTGCCACTTGCGTTTGGAAGCGATGTTTCTAGTTGAAAGCGTCGCCCCAAAACCAGCAAGTCAGTATAGGTGCATTGAAAAGAAACCCCATAATTGCTGAATACCGGGTAACCAAGCAGCCCTGTATCAGGGGATATAAAGGGCTTCACATCATCCACCGAACCCGTTTGAGGCCAGATAAAAACAACCCCTAATCTCGGATCGAAGTTAATACCCGCGGACTTAGCGGCCTTCCTCATTTGTTCAATGGGATTGCCGTCAAAGTAAGGATTAGACAACTTATAGCTAACCCCATTATTGACCACTGTGAATCCAACGCTCTTAGCGATAGAAGTTATGACATCTGCCACATCAACACTTCCACTCGCGCTGAAAGGTGGCGCCGGAATAGATTGCTCAAATCCCGTAGCGTTTCCACTGATGATCAGGGGTGCATCAGGCATTTGATTGAAGTCAGCAAAGCAGTTTGTGATCGTCCCGAAGAAAACAATCTTGTCATCAGCCCAAACCTTTAACAGGTTCTGCTTGGCTCCATTTAGCTGAATGCCCTTATAGCTTAGCTTCGCCATCAAATCGATGCTCAAGCCGAATATGCGACCCTCCAGAGTGGAGCCGGATACGCCACCATAAGCACCTATTTCAACCTCAGCTTTTATGTCGCTGAGCGTCAGCGTGTCATTGCCATTATCGTCAAACTTTCCCTCTTTCAGTTTGAATTCAAATTTAAGACTGCGTTTTTTATAGGTCATGCTGCAGCACTCATCTCGTCGGGCGTGGCATAGAACAGCAGGAAGCGATCACCCAGCCCTTCATAGCTCGGGTCATCACTTCCCTTTGTGTCAGCGAAGAACAACTCACCCTGGAATCCCAGATACGGATAGCGCACCAGCCGGTTACCATTCAGGCATTTCACCCCCTGTGCAATCCATACGTCACCTAAACCGATATCCATGTACAGGCCAGTTGAACGCTGGAAGATGCGCAGGGTTACTGACTGCTCACCCATCTTTACCGTAGACTCCTGAGCCTTGATTGGCTGCAATGTGATTGTCTGCATCAGGTAAGCACCTTAACCAGGTCTGTGACCGAGGATGAGAGTTTATTGATAGCTGAGGTGGCCGCGCCGTTAATCGAAGCTGTGGTGGTCTGTGTGATGTTATTAACAGTGGAAGAGACCTTGCCTGCCACTTGATTAGCCGCGCTGGAAACGGAGTTCTTCAGTCCTGTCAGGGCCGAAGATACGCCGCTCTGCGTTGCCTCAGTGGTGGATGAGTTCACTTTTTCCGTCACGGTGCTGGGAGCCATGCTGGTTGCGTTAGCCGTGGTCTTACTCTGTGCCGTGGTGCTGGTCAGCGTGACTTCTGCAGATTCAAGCACAGACTGGAAAATAGCCTCAACTGTCAGCAGGGTGACGTCCCGGTCAGAGGTGCGGTAGTTATAGCGCACAAGATCGTACTTCTCGTACGTGGTATCAGGTGTCTCGATGTCATAAGTCATCGTGTCTTCAACCATCGCATCGAGCGCGGCAAGCATATCGGCGCGGCTTGTCAGAGAAAAGTTGGTTAGGTTGGGAAGTGATCCCGTCAAGCCAGACCAGCCCTCAAGCACAAAAAGCACCCTGATTACCGGCGGCCGCTTTACCTTGTTGTAGGAGTTGTAAGATCCAGCCTCAATCGGCGCGGAGACAACAGAGGCGTCAGCCCCGTACTCAACACCGAGGAAAGACGAAGGCGACAGCGCCTTGCCCGTCCCGCTGTTGAAGTAGATGCCATAGCCGGGGCCGATGATGCTGTTGATTACCGAGAAGATGCCGCCACCCTGCACGGCATTAAGTAGCGTCGTTTCATTCAGAGAGAAGTTCATGATCAGCCCTGCCCTGACATAGATGGAGCCAACAGACTGTTGCGGCTGACGTTGCGCTGTACATCCTGACCGAGAGCATTAACAGAGGTGGCGCTGCTCTGCACACTCATTTCGCCAATGTGAATCTCGGTTTTAGCTGATGGTTGTTGCTGCATGGTCTGCTGGCGCATTGCTGTAGCCGTCGAGCCAACCTGAATGCCGCTGAGAATGTCCTGGTCGGATACGTAGCCTTTGCCGTTCTCATGATTGATGATGCCGCGGATCAGCTTAAATACAGTCTCGGTATCTTCGCCTGACAGCTTCTCATCAGCCTGCTTGCCGGTAGCGCCGACCAGCTGCTTGATGTACGCCTGAACATTGTTGTTATCGTCTGCCGGTGCATACTTGTTCACCACGGACTCAATCGTGTTTACACCGCGGCTGAAGTACAACTGGATTTGCCTGTAGAGGGCAGAAATTCCATCCCGCATGCTTTCGAAAACGGCAAAGCGACCATTCTCACCGCTCTCTTTAGACGCTCCAGACTGCCCTACATAATTCAGGTTCCCCGGATTGTTATTGCGAATTCCTCGGGGAGCTGTATCAGGCGGAGCGCCATTTCCTTTTGATTCAGCATTATTACGGAATGGAATCACTGGCTCTGATTTTTCAGCACCGGGCTCATCACCATGCAGCAGGTTTATACCGGTTTTATCTTTCAGCCATGTGCGAAGTTGAAGTCCCCATTCGGCAGTTTTATCCGCACCCAGACCATTGTTCAGAGCATTGGCGACAGGGTTGTCGGTAAGCCACGCATACTTTTTTTCGAGGATTGCAGCGTATTTCTGAAGCTCAATCAGACCCGCGATCATGCTTACGCGAGAGATAGCCACCATGGCCGCCCTGACACCTCCGAGTGCCGAGGTAATTCCAAGAAGCCACTTGCCCCCTACGAATATCAGCAGTGCCTGCAGCACGTTTTCCCAACCGCCAACAGCACTGACGATGTCGTTTATCTGCTGAGTGATATCCTGAAGTGACTTGCTGATTTCTGGCGCGTGAGTTGCGATCCAGTTGCCGACACGCTCAATCAGCGGGATCAGCTTTTCAACGTACGGTATTAGCGCGGTGTACAGCACCTGAGACGCTGCAGAGAAGTTCTGCTTCATTTCCGCCAGGCGGCGGTTAAATTCCTGCGCTTTACGCGTCGCATCCTCAGTCGCGTGCGACATCTTCGTGAACCGGTCAGCATCTGCGACCAAATTGCCGTTGGTCAGCGCCTGCTGCGTCTGATTATCGAAATTGAACATGCCTCCAAAGCGGCGCTGTGCATCTTTGCTTAGCTTTCCCCAGTTATCCGCAATTTTGCGCATAACCTCTTCGGAGTTGTCGTTCTGGTAATCGAAGTTGGCACCGGTTGCGCCAGCAAAGGACGATAAAGCAGCGAAGAGAGGGTTATCCTGACCACCGCCCGTCCTGATTTGTGTCAGTACGTTCTGAAAACCGCTCAGCGTGCCGGTAATCTTCTCAGCACTCGAACCGGCCGCCTCCGCCGCTCTCTGCCATCCATCCAGTGACTTAGCCGACATATCCAGAGATTGAGAGTTTACTGCAAGCTGCTGCAGGTTATCGGTCATGCCGGTGATGAAGTTTTTGAAACCCTGAACGGACAGCGTTACGCCTACCAGCGCCAGCAACTCAGTGCGGATTGAGCCAAAGAAAGAGGCCGCTCTTTTACCTGCGGCCTCCATATCCTTAGCTGTCTGCTCCGACTGCTTTCTGGTGTCGTCTAGTCCGCCTTTTACGTCCTTCTGACCTTTCTTAAACCCGGTCGCGTCGAGGCCTAGCGTGACAACCAGCGCGTCTATGATTGTTGCCATCAGTTAGACTCCTGCGATTTATTGACGACCATCCGGTTGTAGTTATCGACCGTAATTATTTCCAGCCACCACCATAAATCCTCAACGCCAAGCGTCGTGCTCAGCTCAGTGAGAGAGCACTTACCAGAAGAGAGGACGGTAGCTATGGTCTTGGGGACGTTGACGTATTCAGCAAGCCCGTGAACCTGCTCATGCATCATAGGTGGGATATCTATTGGGCGGCGGCCTGAAAAAAATCCACATGAAGTTTAAACACCTCCGCCCTCAGTTTCAGGCGGGTTGCGATCTCTTCGATATCATCATCAATGAGGCGGCGCTTAATGTGCTGGTTTGCAGAATCTGGCACGCACTGAACGCACTCCATCAGCTCGTCAAGCAGTGGTTTTGCTTCTGCCGGCGGAATCTGCGAGACCATTTTCAGGCCGGTTCCAGCCATTGCAGCGATTCCCATATCCGCGAAGTTATCCGGCAAATCTACGCCGCTGCGAGCCATCGCCATGCCTGCGCGAATAGCCCACCATTCAGCCTGAGCGGCTGACATTTCGCGGATGTAGAACACCTTGCCAGCATCGCGGCCTTTAGTTTCTGTGTAGAAGAGTTCTTTGCGTGCCATGTTATGCCTTATGCGGTGTAGTTTTCGCCTGTCACTGATTCCCAGTTGATCTGGTAGGTCATCTGCTGCAGTACGCGGTTAGCGTCAGGAATCGCCTTCACTCGCTGCAGGATGCCATTGGTCAGCGTGAACTTACGGCTGATGGCTGGCAGGATGATCGTAGCGTTGCAGCGGAAGATAGCCTTCGACGTAACTGAGGTTAACTGCCATGTCTCGAACATCTCACGGCTCGGGCTGTCCGGCATGATAGTGATAGTCTGCAGATACTCGCCAAACACGAAACCGCCTGACAGCTTGCCGTCAGCGCCACGCACAGCAACTGCCATTTCGGTATCGCCCAGCGCAAACATCGCGTCTGCAGCGTAGCCTTCAAGCGTCTGCGCTGATGGGTACAGGTTGGTAACAGTGAGAGCGAAAATAGCGTCAGCACTGGTGATGGTATTAGCCATTTAGTCGCTCCTTACTGAACTTCAATTGAGGCGAGAGTGATTTTCTGCACACAGCCGCCATCGCAATACCACAGCGTCATGCTTGGGCTTGTTCGGTCAACTCGCTGGGCTGATGTTGGGTTGGTGATGTACAGATACCAGCCTTTCGCCAGAAGCGATGCAGAGATGTCGGATCCGACAGCATTAATGATTTCTGACCGCTGAGCAGCAGAGAGGCTGACGCCGGTTCTGATTCCGCCAAAGGTCACGCCCTGATTGATGGTGTCAGCGAACCCGGCTTCGATAATCGCCTTGCCACGCGCGTTGTACGGGATGGAGCGGTTAGATTTGAGCGTTACGATCGCATCCTGCATCAGGTTGGCATTCAGCCAGAGCTGGAAGCAGAAGCTGTCAAACCACTTGAAGTCACCGCTGATTGAACCGTCAGCCCAGTACTGCGTTGAATAGTTATTGGCGGTGTAGGCGCCGTAAAAGTTGTAGCCATTGGCAATCAGCGCATCGTAATCGCTGGATGAGGTAACGTTAGCCACCAGGCCAGAGACCGACCGGAACTTAAACGGTACTCGACCTTCCTGTCGTTCGAAGTCAAGAGCGGCTGCATAACCAAGCGCCGAAGCAGCATGCACGTTAGCGCCGTATACAGGCAGCACGTTTGCATAGTTGTTCACGACCAGAATCTGATGAGAGATCGTTTCGGTACTACCACTAACCAGCGCTGACGCCACATCGGTATGAGCAACGTAGGCAAAGCGATAGTTCTGTGCACTGGCCCATCCTGCCAGAGCCAGATGTTCCGCATCAGTACACTCAAAGGCAGTGGTGAAGGTCGCCCAGTCCTGGCTGCTGTTCAGCACCGAGATGAAGAAGTCAGTCGGGTTCTGCGCTACCGCGCCCTGAGAGATAACAGCTCCGGATGCTGCGGTTAGCTTAAGTCCGGTTGCTACATCGCCGGATGCGTAAGAGATAGTGCTACCCGCGCCGGTCGTTGCAGATGTGATGACAAATGCTTTCTGCGTGGTATCGAACGTGACAACAACTGAGTCACCGATTGCCGACTCAATTAGGTCAGCCGCCGCTGCAAAGCTGGTTGCGCCGCTCAGGTTGATATTGGTCGATGTCTCGGTCGTGCCGTCTACGGTAATAGTCAGGATGCCACTCAACAGCTTCAACTGGTCGAGAGTAACTGCAGCCATAGAGCCAGAGCGAAGCCATGCCGCTACCGGCGCATCGTTGTATTGAGCAAACAGGAGCTTGCCCGGGTTCTTTGTGGAGTTGTCATAGCCGCTGAAGTAGATAGCAGCCATTGCGTACTCATCTGATGCGCTGCCAAAGTATTTGGCTACATCCTCTTTGGTAGAAAACGATGCGACGTTACCCACCGGCGCATAGGTACTTTGGGTGAGGATAAGACCATTCAGATCAACCGCGTTACCGCCAGCAGCGAGCACGCCAGGGTTAATCTGGACATCTTTAGTTAACGGAATTGCCATTTATAAATTCTCCGGTGGGAATTTTAAATCTGCGGCCACAATGCCGACTTGAATGCTGTCCATGAAGTCCAGGGGTGTGGCTATCACGGCGTTAAATTGCGCGATGAAGTCGAGCGTCCAGCGGCTTTCATACTGCTGTTCTGCGTTAATCATCGTTGTCTGGTGCGGCTCTCCAGCGTAAAGCGGGGTGACCGGCATGTTGTTCTGGCGAAACCAGTTAGCTGAGTATTCAGAGCGGATCATGGTGCCGACTATGGCTGCCATTTCCTGAGCTGAGTTGCCGTAGAAATCTAGCTGGCATCGCCACTGGTTACTGCGCTGAGTTAGCTCACTGCCCTGACCGACGCCCGGGTCGTTGTATCCGACACGGTTTGTTGATAGGCCAGTGATAAACATTGGCGTCATGGTGACGAAGTCCTGATTCGGCATAGGAACCAGGTTCTCCTGCGTCAGAAACACCTCAGCGTCGACGAGGGACAATAAAAAACCGCGCAAGGCGGCTGTCAGGTCATCCTGTGTAATGCTTATGGTCGCGCTCATGTGGATACCTGCAGCGTGACAGCGAAGGAGCACCAGTCAGGCCACTCTTCCAGTGGTTGCGTAATCAGCCATGTTTCGCCGTTTACGATGAGCTTGTCGCCGCCCTTTTGCTTGGGTCGGTTGACGCCTTCAAAGTTACCGTTAACGTAGGCCTTCTTTTTGATGCCCTGCAGGTTTAGCCCGTCGAGCTTCATCAGGTCGGTATAGGCCAGCGGCTGAAGCTGCACAGTCACGCTCTGTTCTGCGTAAGCAGGAACCCGATGACCTGCCGCGTCTGTCGTATATGTGCCAAGGCTTACCATCATCACGGCTGGAACGTCCGGATTAACAACGGTGATTGCTCGGCGCACAATGCCATGGAGATTCATACGCCGTCCTTAACGTCATAGTCGACAGAGTTGAGCATGTGAGAGGTTTCGATAAGAGGCTTTTCGAATCCCTTTCTGGCGATCGTAGAGGGTGCCAGCGCAGGGTCAGTAAACTCACGAATTGACTCCTGCAACTGGTCCTTAATGCGCTCACCCATCAGGGAGAAAAGAGTGGTCACATCATAGTTGGTAGCAACCGCGATCTTTCCGATGTCATCACCCCACTGAGGCGACTTATCTTCAATCATGCGGCGGAAGAATGGCCGGGGTGGCCGATTCATGCCGGGGTCACCAAACTCATTCGCTGCAGCCACCATCGGAACCGACTCACCATCAGGGTATGTCGCTCCCTCAAGGAACCCGACACGGAGAGTTTTGGCATCACCGAGGCTTTGCGCCAGCTCAGCCAACTTCTTCTCCAGCGCGTCACCACCTGAAAATGAACTCATCGCTACCTCCGATATGAACCTCTGCGGTTGTAGTGATAGGGGTACATTGACGGTGACCCACCGGGCAGGTAACGAATCGTCCGGAATGGCAGCGTGGCCTGCCAGTACGCCGCACCATATGGCGTTTGCAGATACCACCATGATGATGAGCTGGACGGCCCGGCATCTACCGACACAGAGACCGAACCTTCCGACGCGCTCGTTACCCGCCCAACTAACCCGCTTGATGCCTGCCCGCCTACGCCGCTATTCATCGCAGCAAGGTGAGCAACCAGCATATTCAGGAATACAGCCCGCTGATTCACATCTTCTACCGGGCTTGTATCGGTGTTATTCAGGTAGACCGTTGCCTCAACGAAATACGCCTTCAGCAGGTCATCACTCACCGAGCTGAACTCGGGATAACGCGCCCTGAACGCGTTCACATCAAAAACAACGACTGCCATGATTATTTACCGTCTGATTTGGTGACGCCCGGAGATGGGTTGTCCTGCGGCAGGCCTTCAAGACCTGACTTAACGTCAGCGTTCTCTTTGGCTTTCGACTCAGCGCTATTGGTTTTAGCCTGGGCGAACACCAGTTCGTTTTTGACGTATGGCTGGTCTTTGTGCTGCTCCAGCCACTTATCAAACACTGCTTTATCGACGTTTTCGGTCAGGCCGTAGCCGCCAATGACGTTAGATGCATTAGCACCAGCCAGCACGACCGGTTGCGCGCCATCAACATCAATCACCAGGCCATTCGGCAGCTTACAACCTACAGTTACGACTTCAGCCATTTCTTACACTCCCAACATAGTGGCGATTGCCAGCGGTTGACGGATGATTGCACCCCAGGTTCCACCAGATTTTTTCTGCTTCCATGATGACTCTTCGGTCACCACTGCATGCGCACGCATCTTCTCAGTGAACGCAGCATAGGCGCTGTCCTGTTCGCCAAGGCGATCGGCAATCAGCTGAACCATTTCACCTGCTGGAGTGGAATACTCCACAGCAGTTTCGATTTTCAGGTTCGGGAAGTTTTTCTTGATAAGGTCCATGACGTTGATGCCGTACATGTTGGTCTTGGTCAGGTTCACTTCAGCTGTTGGCGACATCCCCAGTGTCATTGCATCAGTGCGCTCAATGAGACCGTCAGTCTGGAGGACAAGCTGATTCCATAGGCGTGAAGCAACGTCGTCATAAACCAGATCGCCAGTTTTTGATCCCCACGTAACCGCGCCACCAGTTCCGCTTGCAGATGGAGTAATTGGTGCTGACAGAGACGGATCGTTCAGTAGGCCGAAGTTCTGCAGGCCGGCAATGCCGTAGAAATATGACTTGTTCTGGAACTTATTCAGAATCAGCGCTGAAGCAACGTTAAGTTCAGCGGCATATCCGATACGTGCCGTGCCATACATATCCAGCTCGCGCTCACCCCAGCGGGTATGAGTCTGATAATGGTATGACTGGCGCGATACCCAGTTTACGTTTGCGGCCGTCATGCCGTTCTGGTTGTAGTCTCCATATGAGCTGGTTTCACCCGCTGCCTCTACGATCGGAAACTGAGCTGTGAGCGTGGTCCAGTCGCCTTTCTTAACTTCGCCAATGATTTGTGCTGCTTTCATCGGGGTGACCAGAACGCGGATCAGTTCCGGGTCTACGTAGTTGGTGAAGTAAGCCGGCACACCTGAGCTACCGGTTGTTACCATTTGAGGCTGTGCATCCATTGCTAGAGCGTAGTTATCCGCAAACTCTGGCTTCAGGTACTCTTTCGCACCCGGCAGCACAATGCCGTACTTACCGCTTGCGGCGGCGTAGTGCTTCTGAAATTCGTTCATTAGTTGCTCCAGGTGGTCATTTTGACAAGTTCATTGGCATCGCAGGTGTTGCCAACTTTGAAGTTGGTTTCGGCGTAACCTGCGATAGTGGCGCCAGCCGCGCCGGTCTGAACCTGACCGGTAGTAAGTGAGGCGAAGATTTTCTGACCGCGTGTTGCGGCTGTAGATGTCCGAGCCCAATAGTCGCCAGCCGTCTTAAGCGTTACTTCTCGGCCTGATTGAATGACATTTGACGCCTCGCCAAGCCATGTTGTGATGACAGCCTGACCATCACGGTGGACGAAACCAGAAGGTGCGCCGGTGCCAGCGTTTGATGCGACACCATTAACGTCCCATGCAAAGCGGCCAATAGTCACACCATTGGGTCCGGCAACCAGTGCTGCCTCACCTGCCACATACGTTGCATCAGGGTTAGTGCTTGCAAAACCACCTTCAACACCGGGTGCTGGGTACTGATTAATTCTTTTTTGAAATTGGTTAGCCATTTCTTAGCCTCGTTTCAGTTTGCCAGCGGTTGGGAAGGCCTTCTCAAACTCACTGATTGATGCGGAGTCCTGAGCGATAACAGGACGTGAATTTTCTTTCTGCTGGATTGCCATGCGCACCAGTGAGGGGAATGCCGATGGATGTACGCCAGTGATATCCACTTCCGCCTGCTCAAGCGCGGTGCGATAAACGTCCTCAGCAGAGTCCATAGCAACCACATCACCAATCAGTGGGCGAACAGCCTGCTCAGCCTCACGCACACGGCGGAAGTTTTCAGCGGCGGCCTTAGTGGCGCTGTCAGCAGCCAGGCGAATAGCAGAGTCCATAGCGGTTTTGGATACCTTCTCTTTTTCGTCTTTCTTGTCGTCGTCTTTGTCTTCATCTTCCGCGACAGCAGGCGACAGAGCGGCGGCGATTTTGGCGATCACCTCTTCGGACACGCCAGCCTCACGCAGCACAGAGATGATCGACTCGTTGTCGTCATCGCCAGCTACTTTCGGCTCCTCTTCCGGCTCAATGCCTTCAGCAGACGCTTCGATGATTTCAACCAACTCTTCCGGCTCCAGCTCCATGTCGGCAGCCAGTTTGGTTTTGTATTTTGCGATAATGGCCTGCGCGATCGTCTTTGGTGATTTGTTCGCATTCAGGATGGCGGTAAGGTCTTTGGGTGCAGCATCCTGAGCCAGGCGCGGCTTCAGAAACGCTCCCAGCGCGGCACGTGCGGCAACGCCTTTGCGGTCTAACTTCATGTATTTAAGCTCCAGTGGGAGTGAATCAGCGACCAGTACGTCGCTACCTGCGCGGCCGGTTTCGACCAGTGCAACGTGGTTCCCGACGATGTCACGCATGACGCCGTCATATGCTTCGCCGTCTGGTGTTTCGCCGGGACTCATGTCAGCGACGTACTGATACGACGATGACAGTTCTTTCTGCTCTTCAGTCTCGATACCCGCGATGGCAGAGTTATCCCAGACGGACAGGCCGTTGCAGAGATAGGTGCCATCGAAATCACAACCAGAGTGAGTCGTACCTACGCGATATTCGCGAGGCGGGTCGCCGGGAAAGTCAGGGGTATGGATGCAGAGAACAGGGATGTTGTTGAATGTTGGTGCGGCCTTCTTCAGTTCGTCAGGATGGCGCCAGAGCCGGTAAATCTTGTCCGGCTCTAAACCCAACGCCTCCGCATTCGGAATCTCGCGCCCGTAGTAGGGGCAGACATTCGCCTTGCTGATGTTGCTCTTTTTGACCTGAAGCCTGCCGTTACCATCGAATGAGCGCACGGATGCGCGGTCAAACGCTAACCGTTCGATAGTCATGTGTTTTCTCGGATTGCGGGCAATAAAAAAGGCCGCCTTGGCGACCTTGTTTTTTTACAATGACTGGACGTTTATCTTGTTTTGTAATTCTTCATATAAAGCGTCAAAAAATGGAAACAGGTTCAACTGTCCATTAATTTCTTCGCAAGTAACGTCATAAAGCATTGAGCCGGTTTTGATATTTAGTGAGGTCCCATAAATATCTGGCTTACTTAATGCAATTTTGACGCTGAGAGAGACTTCAGTGTGCATTGAGTTTTTACCAGGAAGGCGCAGGAAGAGAATAAATGATAACTCTCGCCCCTGCCTATCAAGTTGCCAGTATGCACACTGCTCGAATTCACCATTGTTATTGCGCCCAGTCCTGATGATAGCAACCGGATCACCGTTTGAATCGAGCGCTTCGTTGCTTTCTAGCTCCAGATATTTACTAAATTCAGGACCGAAGTTTTTAGCAACTTCATGCAGCGAGTCCCAATATTGTTTTTCAGCTTTTACGCGATTAGTAACATCAACCCGCAGTTGTTCGAACTTAGTCATCAGCAATCCCCAAGGCACCATCATCATTGATAGAGGATTTACTTTACTAAAGGATTATTTAAGTTTCACCTATAATCCAGGTAAAACAGGACTCCATGTGCACCGACAATTAATCTCTTCACCCGGGAGAGTCCACTTGCCATCAAGATAAAGCCCTTTCGACAGGTCGAACTTCTCACCGTCAGCTTTCACATGTGATTGCCGAGGTTCTTTGCCTGCGTGAGAGTGTCGCCAGATGCCCTCAGTGATGCCGAGAGATTGCTGTCTGGCCGTCTGCATAACTGCGGTGGCTTTGTTGTTCTGGTCGCGTGCGATGAGTGCTGCGCGGCGTCGGGTGATGCTATATCGCTTTTGCAGCTCATCAGTCAGCGTCGAAAGGTCACGCCCACGGCTTACTGACTGCATGACCAGCGTCTGTACCTGCGTAAGGTATTGCTCAGGGATGCTGGTAATCAGGTTCACGTTTTCCGTGATGGTCGCCTGCAATGCGTTATTCATCGCTGGCGTCATCTTGAACGGGACAGTGAAGCCAGCCGTCTCCAGCGCGTTATAGAACGACACGTCAGAGTTTTTCTGTGCCTGCCCTGCGAATCGGTCAGCCAGCTTTGCGGCCACATCGTCGAAACGCTTCTGCCACTGCCTGGCTAACTTCTTCATCGCGTCACGCATAAACACCGCCGGGCATGCGTCCATCGCCATTGCGCCGGATGCCCGGTAGTTCGCTTTAAGCCAGTACACAACCGAATCGTTCATTTCGGTAATGAGTGAATCCAGCTTCTTACGGTACCAGGCTTCGACACCGGCGTTAGGTCTTGTCGGGCGTATCGTCTTCGGACTCTTCGTCTTCGTCTTCGTCGAAGTCGCTTTCTTCGATTTCGAGGTCATCGTTTAAGTCCAGTGAGTGATATGGGCTGTCAGGGTCGTCAGCAATTTTCTGTCTGATTTCCTGTCCAGATAGCGATTGCGTCTGGTTGACGTAAACCGCATCGGTCTGTGCATCCACCAGGCGGATATCTGCACGCTCTTTCGCGCTCATCTCGTACAGCGGTTCAAACTCGAAGTAAATCTCCGGGTCGATGTCGCCAAACTCTGATAGCTGAATAACGTCCAGCACGCGCTTCAGAGGCTCTTTGAACATTGCCTGCTGTAACGAGTGGATGTAGTCGTAGAAAACGCGAATCTCGCCGTCTGATGAAGCATTTAGGCCATTCGGTGTAATACCCAGCAATTTAACCAGCGGGATGCCGGAAACTGCCGCCATATGCTCCTGCGACTGAGCCTGTAAAGTGTCGAGGCCGGACAATGGCGCATTGACGAACTCAACAGTTTCCGGTGTGGTCGGGTCATTGTCTTTCGCAAATGCACCACGGTTATCACGACAGCGGTTGAACAATTCCAAGCGGGCCAGCACTGACTCAGCACCTCCACCCTGAAGCACGGTGCTCATGTTGGTGCCGATGACCGGGATACTAAACGAGTGGATCATGTCACTTACGCTGTCACGCGTGCGCAGCCAGTTGTTCACGTATGGCTCCGCCATCTGCACCAGTGACAGCCCGCGGAAGTTGTAGCTGGCTTTCAGCAGGTCTGGCACCTGACGCGATACGAAGTCGATCATGCGGCTGGCGTGAACCGTCTTACCCATGACAAACCACTCGGTCGGCTTGTAGAAGTCAGGGCTTAACGGGTTCTGCGCGTTATAGACGCCGGGGTAAGTCCAGACAGGCTCAATCACCTGCAATCCCTTCAGGCTGCCTTTGGGGATTTTCTTGTCGGAAATGAAAAGCTTCTGCTTGAGTTCATTATCATCCGTCCAGGCTGATACGTTTTTTGGTGACAGGACGTCGATATAAATCTGCCCACCGCCAAAGTAACCATCGTGCTCAGCAGCTTCTCTGAACTTCTCACGCACATGGAATCGCTCCAGCGCATCAGTAATGGCCTTCACGCGCTCAGACTTGTCGTCATCCCCGACCGTGCGGAGCTTTATCCACTTACGCGTCATTTCCTCAGCAATAGTGCCAACCATCTTGCGGTATTCAGGCTTCTGCGCCATCGCCGCCAGATAGGGGTAGCCGGGGAATGAGTCCAGCGTGCCATAGCCCATGCCATACGCATCATTCAGCGCGCCGTAATCGGTGGAGTCCATCGCAAGGATGGCTCTCTCAACCGATGCCGGGATAACGCCTTTTGGTGGCTCGTATCGCTGGAATTCACACTGAGGCTTAGGCTGTACTGAGGCGACCGCTTCGGGGTTAATCTTCATCTGAACCTTTTCAGGCTCTTTCACCGGCTCAGGCGCGGCGATTTCTTTTTTCTTAAACCACCACATCAAATTCTCCTGAGTTGATTCGGGTCGATAGCCATAGGTGCGCGACCTGAAATCAGATTGTCGTCAATGGCATCCATCCATGTATCGAGAATGTCGTCATTGTCATGGCTGTCATCAGCAGAGAACGCCGCGCATTCGGTCATAGCCGTTAGCACCCACGATGTTGTTCCAGCCACCGCGCCATCTTCGTAATAGACGTGCATGATCGCCGCGCCATCATGGTTGTGCGTTGCAGGGACAAATACCTTGCCGGTTTTAATCTGAGGGATAACGTTCAGGCACCTGACCAGTTTGTTCTGACCGGCACCGCGGGGGATTTCTTTGACCGGGATACTCAACTGACCGGGTGTAGCACTGCGCTTCTTCAGGGTGGTAATCAAACCCTGCCCGGCCTGCTTCTCTTCAATGGCCGCATAACGCATCGGCATTGTCCGCAATGAACCGGCAGCACTCCATTTCACCCATAGCTCTTCTGCCTTTTTCAGCAGGTCTTCAGGGTCCCAGCGACCACGTACAACGTCGATGATGTAGAGATTGCCATCCACGCCCATGCCAACCAGCGTGAACACGGTGTAATCGAGCCAGTCTTCTACCTTGCCGCTGTTCGTATCGACATATACAGCGCGGTACTGAAGTTTTGGCAGCGTGGTGTAGGTATGGAACCAGTCGGTATCAATGATGCCGCCAGTAAGCGCCATCGGGTTCTGCTGATACTGAGAGAGGAAGGTGTAGCGGTCTTTCTCCCATAACTGCAGGAGGTCGTTCACATCTTCCATCTGAGGCCAGTACGACCAGTATCTGGTGCCTGACACCTCAACAGAGTCAGTGTCTTTAACCGTCTCCCAGCACAGTGACCGCCACGGCTCAGCAAGAGACTGAATGTATTTCTCATCAATCATTGCCGGGATGGCTACGTGATGGAAGCTGACACCCATCCCACCTGAGAGCATGAATCCTGTTGCATCATCCGTATGGAGGCGCTGCTGAATGCTCACAAATGGTGTTGGGTGGTCTTTCGACTTATCACCACGACGTGAACGTATGGTATTAACCAGAAGCGTGTTGGCGCTGTTTCTGCGCGACTCGCTGAGCATATCGACCGGCTTGTTATAGTCGTCGAGCATGACCATGCCGGAGAAGTCCGGACCGTAGTAACCACCACGACCACCGGTAATCTGCCCGTTACTGGATCGAGATACCGTCTGGCCGGTTGAGCGTCCACGTGTATCGATGATTTCCCACTCTTCAGCCTGATTGACGCCGAAGCCACACGGCCACAGCTCCTGATACTCTTTGCTGGCGATGATGTCGCGGGTGCGGCGTGAGTTACGCTTAACCAGTGTGTCAGCAAATGAGATGTTCAGGTTACGAAAGCGCTTAAGCCTGCCTTCCTGAACCAGTGCGTTCACATAGGCCGGAAAGTGGATGGAGAAGAATTCTGTCTTTGTGCCGCCTGGCGGTATGTTGATAATCAGGTTGCGCGGCTCCAATCGTCCGGCGATCAGGTCATCAATCTTTGAAGCCATCAGGCGGTGATGCCAGTTAACCAGCAACCGGTCACCCTGCACCATTTCAAACCACAGACGAGTAAAGTTGAGAAACGATTTAGTCGATTTGGTCTTGATAGCGACACGTTCGGGGAATGACATATCATCCCATTCGATAACTTTTGTCATATCAGTCCAGCCCGTCTAGTTTCTCCTCCAGCTGCGATTGTGCTGCTGCGTAATCCGCCGGGGTGTAGTTCACCACCTGCACCGTTCCTGATTGCTCAGTCTTCACGTTCTCCTTAAAGGCTTGCACCGTTACGTGCTTACCAAGCAATTCGAGGTTCTTCACCTTGTCAGGCCATTTGATCTTCTTGAGGATGCCAACCATCTCGCGGTCTTCACCCCTACCCTCAAACATGTCAGCCAGGTCAAATCCGCTCAGGTAACGCCGCCATGACGCGGGCCACTGCGACA